ATACCACCTTGCACATTATGGTTGACATCTACTCGTTCTGTTTTACCTAAACCAACTCTATCTAGCACTGTTTGAGCAGCTTGTAGTTTAACATTGGCTTGGGGTATAGCATCAGCAGCAGTCATAACTTCAACGAGCTTAAATGCTGCTTTAGGAGCTTCTCTTGCTAGAACATTCGAGGCTAATTCGACTATTTCTTCTTTTAAACTCTTTATAACTTGGTAGTGATTACCTGAGTATCCGGCAAGTTCAGCTGATAGTTTTAAATCTCCTTGAGTAGTAAGGATATTATCTAAAAATAACTGTTGTTTGTCTGTTAATTTTTTATTAGCAGGTAAATTACTCATACATCTTATTATAAAGCTTCTTTTCCTTTTGTCAAGCTTTGTGATAAAATACTTAGGTACTTGACAAAGTAAGAATCTAGGTGTATAATGACATTGTAGGTCGCCCGGGTTAAATAGTAAGGAACCAAGAACAACACTTAGTAGACTATAGAGGTCTATGAAGCCTGTCGAGCCTAGCTGTAGGGGTTATGAAGGTTTTATAGTTCCACTGAAGCCGAACAAAGCTCCTGTCTTAACACTGAAAATTACCTAAAAATGTAGAACCACTACATATATATAGGGGTAGGTGGGGGGTGTCTCCTGCCTAGGGGGTCTCCAAAGACCTCACAAGCCTATAAATAGAGACTTCACAGGCTTTTTAGACTTCAAAGGACTTTAAAGGCCTACAAAGTGCCATGAGGTAAGCTTTAACAAGCCTACAGAGGCACTACAGAGCCTGTAAATTAATCTTTTAGAACCTAGAAGAACTCAACAGAACCCCACAGACTCAACAGGACTAACAAGGGGTAAGGGTAGCTTTAAAGCATTACAGGGCGTTACAGAGCCTTACAGAGCCTCACAAGGCTAGATATCTTGACAAGGTTTAACACCTCAAGGCTTTTAAGGATGTTAAGCTTACTTCTGTGGATAACTTGTGGATAAGTGTTAGCTAATCTCGGAAGACCCCAATTTTATTCAAAATCTTTGCTGGTCAACTTTTGAAGGTCTTTTGAAGTCTTCCGATCTCAGCTGTGGATAAATAATTTTACAGGCTTGTGGATAACTGCTAGAACTCGGACAAAAAAAAGCCCTCACAGAGGAGGGCTAGAAAGGGGATTAGTTAGACGTTATGAGTAGTGCCACATATCCCATTTATGAGTCATTACTTGTATGTCCTCATTTGTTGGTTTTTCATCTCCTTCAAGCACCAACTCCAGTAACTCATTGAAAATACTTTCTTTTGCTTTGAGGTGGGCTA